GCGTGTCTGGTCAGCTCGCGAAGGCGAACTTCGACGCGGTCGACGCGCTCGCCAACGCCGCTGTCTTGGCCGATCCCGCGAACGCCGCCGAGGCCGACGAGGCCCTGTCGAACGCCGGCGAAATCGTCCACGCCAGTTCGCCCATCTGGCAGATCCTCATGCTCGGCATCCCATCGGCGCTGATCGAGGCGAACACGCTGCACATCAACAAGCTCGCTTCCTCGATCCCCGGTGAACCGGAAGCCGAGAACGCGTTCCTGCACTCCAGCAAGCTCGCGGGTCAGGATACGAAGCGGAAGACCTACATGGCGGCGGCCGAGGGCACTCCGCTCGGCAAGAAGATCCTCGACTCGTGGGAAGCGATCGCCTCCGGTCTGGTCGGACTCTACGGTCTCACCCGTGGCAAGGGTCACTTCCTCCGGTGGTGGAACTCGCCAGGCAAGGACGTGCCTCCGCCGCCGAACAGCGACAAGGCTGCCTCCACCAAGGTAACGGCCGTCGAAGCGTGACCCTTCGCGGAGCGCTTCAGAAGAAGTTTGGTAGGGGACTTCTGAAGTCGATCTTCCTCTACCCGCGGATCTGGCACGTGTTCTCGATCTACGCCAGAGAGTACCTGAAGGATGCCAGCCCAGAGGAACGGGTTCGGTTCGAAAGGATCTTCGGAAAATGAGGGTCATCCTCGAGACGATGCATGGGATGGGCGACAACGCGTACCAGCGTGTCGTTGCACTGGCTTGTCTCGCACAGGGATGGGAGGTCTGGGTCCGCACCTCGTGGCCCCAACTCTGGTGGGATCTCCCCGTCAAGATCCTCAAGGCCGAGACTCAGCTCCGAACCCAGGCGGCGAATCTCGAGACGTACTCCGAGCCCTACGACGATCCGCCGGAGTCCCCGTACGACCGCAAGCGTCCAGGCTACTCCACCAGTAACTTCCGCGCAGGCCAGACGATCCCCGAGGCTCTGTACCACTCCACCGGCTTCAACCCCGGTCCGGTGGACTTCAAGTACATCGCGAAGCCCGAGTGGATCGAGTGGGCCAACAGTGTCAAGCCGAAGGGCAAGCCGTTCGCCATCGTTCACCCCGCAACGGTTCGGACCGAGTGGCCCAACGCGGCCCGCGGCAACGACCCGAAGTACATGCAGCAGCTCATCGACCAGCACCAGGAATTCGAGTGGTGGGAACTCGGGTGGCTCAAGGAACCCGAAGAGGTCCGGCTCGGCGCTCCCCTCACGGGCGTCGCCCGGTCCGTGATGCACGGTCAGTTCACCACGGAACAGCTCATCGGACTGATGGCTGTCGCCGACGTCATCGTCACCAGTGTGGGCTTCATGCTTCCGCTGGGGATCGCTCTGAGGACCCCGGTTCTCTGCCTGTACGGTGGCGACGTCCCTGACCGTTTGCTCGTCGAGAAGTGGATGCTCGGTGCCCCGTACGCGGCCGTCGAGCCCAAGCCGATGTGCGAGTGCGGGATCACCTCGCGTCACCCCGGCAACAACCCGCCGTGCAACAAGGTGCTCGACTCCGTCGAACTCGAGGCTAAGTTCAAGGAGGTCGCCTGCAAGGCGCTTCTCAAGTGGGACGACGAGAAGGGCTACGGCTACTACCCCGTCCACCTGAACGGCCAGTACGGCAAGGCGTACTTCGACAAGTACGCGGGTTACGAGCAGACCCCACTCGGCCGACAGCTCAACAACTTCCGCATCGACATCGTCAACGAGTTCTTCCCCGACGCACAACTGCTCGACGTGGGTCCCGGTTCCTGTCAGTTCGTGAGGTCCACCAACGCCCTGGGCTACGACATCAATCCCCACACGAACGAGTACCTGAAGAGCATCGGTCGCTGGGCTAACCCGGATCTCCTCGCTTCGGTTGACGTGGCCACGTTCTGGGACAGCCTGGAACACCTGGAGAACTTCGAGATCCTCGACAGGATCAAGAGGGGAGTGGTGGTCACGCTGCCGATCTTCAAGGACCGGGAGCATGCTCTGAGTTCGAAGCACTTCCGCCCCGACGAGCATTTCCACTACTGGACAGACGACGGGTTCGTCCTGTTCATGGCCAGCAAGGGCTTCAAGTTCAAGGCCAAGACCGCGACCGAGCAGATGCTCGGACGGGAAGGAGTGATGACCTATGTCTTCAGTCGCTGAACGACCCATGCGCGAGACGGTCGCCGAATGGTCGGCACCCGGTACGAAGATCGCCGAAGGCTCGAACGTCATCACCGGCGTGAAGGTCCTCGGCTTCGAATCGCCGTCTCACAAGCGGAAGTACCCGGTCGCCGCGATGCGGGCGTCGGTCTCGCTGTACGAGAACGCGATGGTGAACTTCGATCACCCCGCCGGGCTGTACGAACCCGCGAAGAAGAACGTCCCGCGTTCGGCCACGACCTCCTCGTTCGGCCGGATCCGGAACGCCCGCGTCGACGAGTCGCGGGGCATCGTCGGAGATCTCCACCTCAACCCCGGACACCCGTTCGCGAACGCGGTCAAGTGGGCCGCGGAGAACGATCCGGCGTCCTACGCCCTGTCTCACCTGGCCGACCTCGAGGGACATCTCGAGAGCGGCTGGTTCCACACGCACAGAATCGCCAAGGTTCACTCGGTCGACGTGGTAAGCAATGGCGGTACCACGGCCGGCCTTTACGAAAGCGCCGCCATGCAGGAAGGAGATCACCCCGTGGAGCTCAACTCCATGACGCGTGAGGCGATCCAGGCGGCGCGTCAGGACCTCAAGGTCTTGACCGTCGCGGAAGCTCTCGCGAATGACCAGCGTCTCAAGGAGCTCGAGACGAAGGTCACGGCCGCCGAGGCGGAGAACGGGAAGCTCAAGGTCGAGATCGACGGGCACAAGGCGGTCACCGCCAAGGCCACGCGCGACGAGACCAGGAAGACGAAGATCGGGGAAGCCAAGCTCCCCGAGCACCTCAACACGCCCGTCTTCCAGGCCATGTGCCTGGAGTCGAGCACGTCCGACGAGCGGTTCACCGCCCTGCTCGCCGAACGCAAGGAACTGGCGGACAAGACCACCGGCAAGATCTCGACGCCGCGCTCGATCGCGAAGGGAGTCGGCGAGCACGCCGGCGCCCCGACGAACGACACGTCCACGTCGAAGGGCTTCGCCAAGGCCATCGGGAAGGGGAGCTAACACTCCATGGACACGCAGAGGCACAGGTACGGCGATCCCGCCCCGATGGTGGGCGCCGTTGACGCAGCGATCGTCGTCGAAATCGGCGATCTGCTGTACCTCAATACGGACGATCTCCGTCCGGCGTCTTCGCAGGCCGCGGGCTCCTCGCTCGCCGGCACGCAGGAGACGTTCCACGACAAGTTCGCCGGTGTGGCCGCTCAGCGGTCCCGCGCCGACGACACGGATCCGATCCGTTTCGACACGGGCGGAGTGCACGAGTTCCCGTGCGACTCCACCAACTGGGAGATCGGCGATCTCGTGGGCGTGGCGGAGTCCTCCGCTTTCGCTCTCGAGGATCAGAAGGTCGTCCGACTGGGCACCTTCGCGTCGGGTCTCGAGGCGCGTTCGATCGGTCGCTGCGCGGGGCGCGGGACGGGTCTGACGAAGGTCATGGTCAAGATCAAGTCGCGCGTCATGGACGGCGGCGAGCAGGCGGCCGCCTAAGGGCGGCCCAGAAGGGACAGCACACACTACAATGCTGCGCAATCACGGAGTCAACCTCAAGCAGCTGTACGCCTCCGAGGGCGCACAGGCCACCTGCGACAAGCTCGGGACCGCGCTGGCCGACGGCGAGCTCAAGCCCGAGGACTTCTCGGTGCGGGAGATCGCGGAGGCGTTCTGCGGTCACGACTGGGTGAAGAAGCTGCACCCGCGTCACGCGGGCTCGCAGCTGATCACCGCGGCGGAAGACGCGGTCGACGTCACCGCCTTCTCGAACATCACCGGCCAGATCGTCTACTCGAAGACGCTCGCGGGGTACAACGAGGCCGACGGCGGGTTGTTCAACCGCCTCTGCACCGTCATCCCGACGGAGTTCTCGGGTGAGAAGATCCCCGGCGTCCAGAAGGTCAAGGACGAGGAGTTCGAGGTCCACCCGGGCAAGGAGTTCCCGGAGACCGGGTTCGGCGAGGACTACCAGGAGACGCCGCAGACGACCAAGCGCGGCGAGATGATCAAGATCCTGAAGGAGACCATCTTCTTCGACAGGACGGGTCTGCTCCTGCGCCAGTGCTCGACGATCGGCGCTCGTCAGGCCACCGGCCGCCTCAAGCGGCTGCTCAAGGTGGTCATCGGCGCGATCAACAACTACAACTGGCGCGGTACGGCGTACAACACGTACCTCACCAGCGGCAACTGGATCAACAAGATCCCGAGCCACGCGATCGTGGACTGGACCGACTTCCAGGACATGGAACTGCTCTGGGCCGACATGCTCGACCCGGACACGCAGAACCCGATCGACCTCGCGGCCAGCCTCGAGGTGCTCTGCACCCCGGCGCTGAAGCACACGATCCGCCGCATCCTCCACGCGACGGAAGTGGGCTACGAGGACACGACCGACAGCACCAAGGCGTCGACCCGCGGAGCGAACCCGCTCCAGGGTTGGCAGGACCCGATCGTCTCCCGTTTCCTGTACCTCCTCCTGCAGTCCGAGCTGTCGTTCTCGTCGGCCGAAGCCGGCGGCACGATCATCGCGGGCGACTTCAAGCAGGCGTTCTGGTACATGGAGAACTGGCCGATCACGGTCATCCAGGCCCCGCCGAACAACCCGGAGGAGTTCACCCGGGACGTGATCGGCGCGTGGCGCTGCTCGGAGATGGGTGTGGCCGCCGTCGGCAACCCGCGCTACGTGATCTTCAGCCAGCCGCAGGCCTGACCAGCCTCGCTGGACCCCAACAGCCACCAGGCCGCAAGGCCTGGTGGCTCGGGTAGTTGACGGGACTGGAGTCCCAACACAAGAGAGGTGCACGCATGGTTACCCCGAATCCCGCCGCGAGTGCGGCAGCTGGTCCGACGCCGAAGGAGACGCCGAAGGAGACGCCGGCTCCCGGTCCGACGCCGAAGGCCGAAGAGGGCAGGGCCTACAAGGTCGAGTCCAAGCACGACTGGTGCGTGGTCAAGGCCGCCAACGAGGGCGAAGCCCGCCAGAAGTGGCACGAGTTCTTCGGCATCAAGGGCACGCAGCACGAGGTCTCGGTGTCGATCACGTCGCAGAAGCCCGGTGAGCACTCGGGTCAGGCGACGGCGAACACGAAGGTCCTGACGGGTGAGAACACCCGTCTCCGCGAGCCGGCGAAGGCCGTCTAGCGATGAGCGATGCTACGGAGCTCGCCGCGATCAAGTCCCAGATCATCGCAAGGATCAAGGAGGTGACCGCGTCCCCGAAGGCGTCCTACAAGACGGCCACGGGTCAGCAGGTGGACTGGAACGGTTACCTGCGCGAGCTCCGTCAGCAGCTTGTGGAGATCAACGCGCTCCTCGTCGCGGAAGACCCGATGTACGTGGAGACGGAGTTCGTAACTCCGGATAGTCCGATCTACTGAGGCCGAAAGGCCAACACATATGGACTACACCAAGGACCTGACCGGCTCGATCGACTTCACCTCGAATCTCGCGGTGTGTCGTGAGCCTGCCATGTTCATGGATGTGTCTAACGACTACCTGATGTTCGACAATCCGGAAGAGGCGATGTTCACCCGGTACACGAAGACGCTCGGTCGTGACGGGAAGATGAACACCACCGAGCAGAAGGTCAGCCTCTGCCACGTCGGTCGATACGTGATCAACTTCCGAGACCTCCTCGACGTGGCTAACGGCCACCTGAAGGTCGGTGATATCCGTGCTGAGGTCTCAATCAAGGAGATGCAGATCGAGCCGAAGATCGGCGATGAGCTGAAGTTCTCCGACAAGACGTACCACGTGCTGGGCATCGACAGAGACCCGATGAGCTACATGTACATCCTGTGGTGCAGAGAATAGGGAGGTTCTGAAGACGTGAGCATCGTCCGCGACACTGGCGGGAACAAGGGTAAGACCACTGGTACTTACCCTCGTGCCGGCTCGTCTCGCGCTGCCAGTCTGGCGAAGACCGCGATGGCGCACATCGCCCGCTCTCGTCAGATGAAGGCTCTGGCTCGGTCGGTCCCCTCAACGATTCCCTCGTCCCACACCCGGATGATGCCTGCCACGACGAAGATCTCTGGCCCGACGTTCCGCACCTCCAGCGGGAAGAAGGTCCAGATGCCCGGGAGCACCCTCACCCACAAGGCGAAGGGTCCGAGGGACTTCCACGGCTTCCAGGAGTTCCCCGCCTTCGGGTTGCTGCCGTACATCTCCGCTGGCTCGCAGATGCGCCTCTCGACCCGCATGGATCGGTTCGGCAAGAAGGCGCAGCTCGTCAACATCAAGGCGATCCGCGCTCCGCTCAACAGACTGCTGGCAATCACCGGTATCCCCTTCATCGGTGCGCGCTTCGTGGTCTGGCACGTGGGACGCTGGGCGCTGATGGAGATTGTGTGGAAGACGCCGTACGATACCGGTGAAGCGGCTGCTGGCTGGACGATCTCGCCGCAGCTGCGAGGCAAGGGTCGTGGCTACGGTCACGTGGGCTTCCGGATCTCCACCTCGGTCCCGTACGTGATCTTCCTCGAGCACGGGCACTCGGACAAGGCTCCGCAGGGCATGGTGCGGACCACGATGCTCCAGGCCCGGACCGAACTCCGGAACCTGATGGACGAGCTCATCGCCTTCTGGAAGGAGAAGCAGTTCGCGCTTCGCGGCTTCACCTACGATGAGGAGCAGAAGGCCGGTGTGCCGTTCGATCCTCAGAAGATGGAGCGCAAGCTTCCCTCGATGGCGTGGCGTGAACTCATGTCGCGCCTCGAGATCCGCCTGCCGCTCGACAAGCCCGTGGCTCACCTGAACGCGATGGCGTACATGGCCTTGCGGACCGATGACCCCAAGGACTGGCACACGGTCGGAGATCTCCCCGAGAGGAACGCGATCTTCGAGAGCAGGGTTCGTCGGATCTCGGTCAACTACGTCGGCCACACCTTCGAACGCTCTGGCGTCATGAGCCGGGTGATCGAAGAGGTGGAGCACGTCAGGATGGGTCCCTCGGAGGGAGTGAAACAGCAGGGCAAGTCGCTTGCTCAGGACATGCTCGAGAGACAGGCACGCGACCTGCAGAAGACCTGGGGCTCGTTCTCGAAGCAGGAGCGCGAGCATGAGTGACCTCGACCTGATCGAGCCCTACGCTCACCTGTCGTTCCTCGCAGCTCTCAAGGCCGCGTTCCCCAATTCCACGATCAACTCAGTAGGCGTTCGACCGAACAACGAAGCAGAGGAGTGGTTCGATTTCACCCCGATCGGTGACGCCCGTATGCGTACGCGCAAGGCCGTCTGGGGTGGAATGATGGTGTGGCAGGTCGCCTGCTGCTCCAAGCTCGAGGAAGCTCGAGAGGACCACGACACACTGGCGCCATTCAAGATGGCGTCCAGACTCCGCACCGCGCTCGAGAAGACGGATGTCCCGATCAGAACGATCGGTGTCGCTCCCGAGCCGGTCATAGGAGTTCTCCAGATCAAAGAGGCACGGCAAAGTTACCTGCCGCGTCGTAACATCACGTTCCAAGGTGAAGGCAATTTCGCTGTGGAGCAGGGTAACACCCACAGTGTGGTTGTCACGTTCCAGGCTGTGCTCATCGCCAGCTAGGAGGAGAACAGTGAGTCAGAGGACGAGAAACCTGACGCACGGGCAGATCACGCTGGTCGACGGCAGCACGACGCCGAAGACCCTCGTGGTTCCGATCGAGGACGGGAACCTCCGGTTCAACGTCCGCCGCCCGGCGAAGGTGATCATGAACCGCGGCCGAGTCGCCGGACTCGCCGAGGGCAACGAAGAGCCGATGAACGCCTCGTTCTCGGCGAAGTTCGAGGAGTGGACGGGCAGGACGCTCACGGCGTTCGCGACCGTTCCCTCCGTTCCCGACGCGATGCGCCGAGTGGGCAACGCGGCGGACTGGGTCAGCACGCTGGACTGCGGTCCGTACTGCGTCGACATCCGCTTCGATCTCGACAACCCGTGCGAGGCGAACGGCATCGACCAGAACGAGCGCATCGTTCTGCCGGACTTCCACTGCGACGACATCGCCTTCGAAGAGGGCGACAACGCGGACATGACGACGTACACGGGCATCTGCGCGTCGCTCGAGCCCACCAGCACCCGAGGCGTCTAGCTACAACCGCGGCGTCTAGGCCGCTTCACCGAAGAGAAGGAGAACTGAACATGAAGATCCGTGGCAAGGCGAAGCTCAACACCCCTCGGAAGGTCGTCACGCTCGTGCGTACGACCTCCGAGGAGGTCGATGGCAAGCAGGTCGAGCAGCAGGAAGTGATCCAGATCAGGGTCCGTGCCCTCGCGATGGGCATCGACCAGAAGATGTTCGAGCTGTTCCCGGAACCCGTGAAGCCGCAGGACTACCTGAAGAACGCGTCCGGCGTCATCATGCGGGATCCGGAGACGAAGAAGACCACCATCGTCGACGTCGAGACGAAGGAGTGGCGTGAGGCGAACTCGAAGATCATCCACGGCCGCATGGCCTACATCCTCTTCCACGGGATCGACGATCCGTCCGTGGACTTCGAAGCGAACGGCGCCGACGTCACGAAGGCCGAGTTCTTCTACGGCCTGTTCGATCGGTTCGTGGAGTTCGGCCTGACCATGGGCGATCTGACCAAGCTCATGGGTGAGATCACCGGCCTCATGAACCTCTCGGAGGACATCGAGACTTCCAAGGGAAACTGATCGTCCGGGGTGTTCACGGGCAGCCGGAGAAGCTGCCCAAGCACTCCGGTCGCAGCATGGACTACTGGCAGCTGCGCGCGGTCGAGCTGGTCGACCCGCGCAGCTACTACGGAAAGCCGTGGAATGACCTGACGTACAACCAGCAGGTTCTGCTCCTTGCGTACTCCCAGCTGAGAATGCTGGAGAAGGCTGGACCCGAGGATGAGTGACGAGGTCTCTGCTCGTTTAGGAATAGACTCCGCCAAGTGGGCGGAGGGACTGAGCCAGGCTCAGCGTCACACCGTCGCCTTCATGGGGTTCATGGAGAACATGAACGCCGTCCTGCTGAAGCTGGCAGGCGGAAGCATGGAGGCGGGTGCGGGCATCGCCGCAATCGGTGGCGTGAGCGCCGAGACGCAAGCCACCCTCTCGAACCTCCTCGCCTCGGGTGCCGAAGCCGGCAAGATCATGGCCGCGATGGGTTCCACCTCAGAGGCGGTTAACGCCCAGGTGATGAAGCTCATCGTCGGTAACTCGAACGTCGAACAGTCCCTCGCCAAGCTCGGTCTCGCCTTCAAGAAGCAGGCGATCGACGAAGGCCTCTTCGTAGAGGCGCGGCGTAAGGTTCTCAGCATGGCTGAGACCCTGAAGGACAAGCTCGGCCCCGGTCAGATGCGCGATGCGGTGGACCCCACCACCGGCAAGAAGAAGCGCGGGATGTCGCCGGACATCCTCCTCACGAAGGACATCGACTTCCTCGCGGAGCAGGGACTTCTCCAGCAGGCGAAGCGCTACCGCAAGCTCGTCCAGATGGCCGACGTGGCTGGCGTCAAGATCCCCAAGTTCTCGCTGGGCTTCGGTGAGGACGACGCAGCCAAGAACCTCTCGAAGATCGGCGCTGCGATCGACATCGTCAAGGACAAGATCGCGAAGCTGAAGCGCATCAAGGATCAGCATCAGGCCGAGGACGACGCTCGTCTGAAGCGCAACATCCAGCTCATGGAGGAGACCGAGGCCTATCGCCTCAAGCTGCTCAAGGACATCCGTAAGGAAAAGAAGAAGATCCAGGACCAGGAGGACGCTGAGCTCAAGCGTACCCAGGCCCGGATGAAGGAGGTCGAGGACTACCGTCTCACCCTGCTCGGAATGATCGAGAAGGAGAAGGCGGAGATCCAGGCCAAGGACGACGCCCGTCTGAAGCGCACCCTCGCTGGCATCGAGATGGAGCAGACGTACCGGATGAAGCTCCTCAAGATGATCGAGAAGGAGAAGGCCGAGAAGCTCCAGGTCCGACGCGTCGATGCGAACCGTGAGATGAACCAGATGTTCGTCCACATGGAAGCCGCGACCGCGAGGAAGTACATCACCAAGCCCGACACCAGTGGTCTCTTCGGATCGCTGTTCGGGGTGGGTGGGAAGCTCGAAAGCAAGATGGTCGCCGGTACGTTCAGCGCGATCGAACGAGGCAGCCAGACCGCCGCGAAGGGCGTCATGTCCCTCGTTCGCTCGCTCTCCTCGGCCGGTAGCTCGATGGCATTCATGACCGCGTCGATCTCCGGTCTGTTCGCTCTCGTGACCGGTGCTACGCTCGGCGCTACGTTCAAGATGGCCAGCGACTTCGAGCACGCGATGCAGAAGATCATGATCCTCGTCAAGAAGGGCGAGTCCGATCTGCCGCGTCTGACCTCCCAGGTGAAGGAGTTCTCGAAGGCATTCGGCATGTCGCCGATGGCCTCGGCTGAAGGCTTCCGCATCGCCATCTCGAGCGACGTGCCTCCCGGTGAAATCCGCAAGTTCATGGACGAGGCGGGCAAACTCGCGGTTACGCACTCGACTTCCATCGAGAAGACCGCGGACATGATGTCCATGATGCGCAACGCGTTCAAGCTCACCACCGAGGACATGAGCCGCCTTCGCGACATGATCTTCGTGATGACCGATCGTGGTCGCGTTGAGGTCGACCAGTTCGCTGGTGAAATCGGCAAGATCTCCTCCGTCGCCGCCCTGGCTGGCGTGAACATGCAGGAGATGCTCGCGGGCTTCGCAGCCCTGTCCCGCACCAAGGGACCTGAGCAAGCGGGCACGATGCTGATCAACCTCTTCAAGCTGATCACGAAGCAGGGACCTGAGGCCAAGAAGATCCTCCGCGATTTGGGCATCACGCTCTCGCCGGAGCAGACGAAGGCCGAAGGGTTCATCAAGCAGATCGAGAAGATCCGCGAAGCTCTCGCCAAGAACCCCGCGCTGATCGAGCAGATGACCGAGGACTTCCGTGAGCTGCGGGCCTGGGGTGAGATCACCGGCTCCCAGTTCGAAGCTCTCAAGTCGATCTTCGAAGACATGTTCGCTTCCGTCGGTGAGGGAGACATCCACCTCGGCGAGATGATGAACACCACCGAGGTCCGGTGGAACAGGCTGATGGCGCAGATGCGCATCTCCGCGATGGAGATGGGTTCCGGCCTGATGGAAGGCTTTAGGGAGTGGATCGACAAGTCGGGCGGTGTGGAAGCGGCGATGCTCGGGATCCAGCAGAAGTTCAAGACCCTCGAGCTCGCTTCTCGCTACTTCCTCGGCACGATCCAGTTCGTCGCAACTGGTGTGGCTGCTCTGATGGGCATCGTGGCTGCTGCGGTGTACTCGGTCTGGAAGGGTATGCAGGGTCTCGCCACTGCGACCTCCACCGCGTTCAACATGACGGCCGCGAAGATCTGGCTGGCCGAGCTGCGAGGCATCGACGAGACGATCAAGTCGATGAAGAACCGCGGAGCCAGCGACGACGCTCCCAAGATCCAGGAGCTGACCGCCAAGCGGAACGAGCTCCAGGCCAAGATCACCGAAGCCAACGACAAGATCCGTGAGAACGACAAGAAGGTCGAGCAGACGTTCCAGGAATGGGGCAAGGGCATCGGGATGATCTTCGAGCCCGCCAAGGCTTCTGCCAAGGCGCTGGGCGACAACGCTGACAAGATCCACGAGCTGCAGCAGGAGATCAGGGACCTCGACACGATCATCGAAAACAGCAAGGCGGACCACGAAGCCCTGCTCAAGTTCCAGGAGTCCCTCAAGATCAAGACCTCCACGGCGACCGAGGCGATCAGGGATCAGGCTGCTGCGGTCAAGGAACTGGTGATCAACAAGTTGAAGGAGCAGGTCAAGGACGGTGAGGTCCTGCTGAAGCAGTGGGTCCACGACAACTCTGACTCGATCAAGAACATCATCAGTGGCTATCGCAAGATGGCCACCGAGCAAGAGCAGCTGACCAAGAACCTGCAGCGTCAGCTCAAGGACCTGACCAAGGACCGCGAGCGATACGACGACGCGGTTCAACAGTCCATCGACCGGATCGAGGAGCAGGACAAGACTCCGGGCGAGATCATGAAGTCCCGCATCGAACGGGGCGAGCTGCTCGAGAAGCGAGCCAATATCGCCGCCGGTCTGGGAGACCGTGACGAGGTTCAGCGGCTGATCGGAGAGGCGTCCAGCATCTACGAGTCGATCCTCGGCATCGACACCCTCAACACGAAGAAGAATCGTGAGACGGTGGTCGACGCCCTCGAGCGACTCCGGACCGAGATGGACAAGGTCTACCAGGCCGAGCAGACCGCGATCGAAGACAAGATGGCGCTCTCGGAGCAGGCAACCGCAGCCTTCCTCAACAACGCCAACGTCATCGAGACGCGGTTCAAGGCCTTCTCTCAGAGCATCATCGACCTGACGCGTGACATGCAGAAGCTCGGTCAGGCTCCGGACCAACAGGCGCTCGAGGGCTTCAAGACCCGGATCATGGAGCTGATGGAGGAGTCCCAGTTCTTCCTCGACATCCAAGAGGACCCTGCGATCGAAGCCCTGGATCGGACGATCGAGAAGATCAAGGCCGTCAAGATGGAACTCTCCACGGTTCCGGACTTCCTGCTCAAGGCTCTGGCCAATGACGAGGCTACGAAGAACATGCTGCTGCAGGGCACCGGCGCAACGGTAGCTCCGGTCGGAACCAGCAGCACAAGCAACAACACGACGAACACGACGAACGTTGACATGCGGGGCACCACGATCAATGCCGGCTCCGAGGGTGGTGGACCGAAGAAGGCTGATGCTCGGAAGCTGGCGAGGGTTCTCAAGAGACACATCGAGCGTGGCGAGGCACCCGCTCTTACCCGGAGGAAGTGACATGAGGATGGATGCGGAAGTGGTCCGGCTCACGCCGGAACAGGAGCGCGAGCGCCAGATCGCTCTCGCGAAGCGGACTGCGGAGCGCGAGGACCGTCTCCGCACGATCCGGTTCTCGAAGTTCCTCGAGCTCAAGGCCGAGTTCGGCAACCTGAGCGAGGACGAGGTGACCCACCTCATGAACCGCGCGGAGATCGAGTCGAAGGCCAAGACGGGCCTGGCGATGATCGGCGCGTTCGCCCTGACGAAGGGAGCGATGGTCGCTGCGGCGAAGTCGTTCATCAACTTCGTCAGGAAGCTGATGCCGTGGAACTGGACGAAGGCGTTCGTGATCCGCACCGGGATCGCGTGTGCGCTCGTCGTCGGAGGCGCGCTGACGTCGGAGCAGTGGCGCGAGGGGAAGCTGATCTCGATCCGCACGGCCGAGATCAACGGCATCACGACGGCCGGGTTGAACCACATCCTGGACACGGAGTTCCACGCGGGAACGCCGGTGACCACGTGGTACCTCGGTCTGATCAACGGCAGCTCGACTCCGACCCTCTCGGCCGCGGACACGATGGCCAGCCACGCCGGCTGGACGGAGTACACGACGTACTCCCAGACGAACCGCGTCGCGTGGGACGAGACTGCGGCGTCCTCGGGATCGATGACGTCGACCACGACGTCGGACTTCTCGATGAGCGGATCCGGCACGGTGGCCGGTGGCTTCCTGACGTCCGTGTCCACGAAGAGCGGGAACACCGGCACGCTGTTCATGACGGCGACGTTCTCGGGCGGCAACCAGACGGTGTCGAACCTCGACACCCTCAAGCTCACGTACACCCTGAGCACGACGGCGAGCTAGACCTCGTCGTCTAACGGCGGCACGGCGCCGTTTCCCTCTCTTCACCGGCGCTCGGGTAAAACTGGGCGCCGGCTTCCAAGGGTGAGCAATGCCGACCTTCACCGAAACGACGATCACGACTGATCATGGCGCCGCGACTATGAGCTACGGCTCGCAGTTCGGCAACAACCTCGTCAGGTTGGTGGGTGGTCGTCTGTGGGTCGCGTACGCCACCAGCGACGGTCGGTACATCAAGGCTCGCTATTCGGACGACTCGGGTGCCACGTGGTCCGCGGCTGAGACGGTGTTCGATGCTGGTAGCGGCGGCGCGGTGATCCGATCCTGCGGCATGTCGTTCAATGTCTCTGGAAGACTGGTGTGCATCGTCTCCGGCACCGCAGCGAACCAGATGAACGTCTATGAGAGGTCGACCCCGACCTCCACCGGATCCTGGACCTCCGTCATCACGGTCGGCAGCCAGTACTCCAGCAACAGCCAAGAGCACTTCTACATGCTCGGCTCGCCTCTGACGGACGTTTTCTTCCTGATCCAGCCGGCGAGCTCTGGCGGTGGTAACTCGGGAACCAACCGCATCGCGGTAACCAGGTACGTACCTGGAAGTCCGTGGGTAGGTACGGCGATCACCGGCAGCCCGTTTGCGTTGAGCAACTACTCCAATGGTGGCGGCCAGTTCGCGTGCTACGCGACACGCCGAGTCAACCCGATCATTGACGCGGCTGGTGACATCCACTTCGCTGCCGCTGGCGGTAGGAACAGCGGTAGCTCGGTCTACACGATGTTCTACGGGAAGATCAGCACGCCCTCTGGCTCCCCGTCGTACAGCGTCGAGGAAGCGTACGTCAGCGCGGGAACCACCGACGCCTACGCGATGATCGGTGTGAGCATCGTCCTGAACTCGAGCGGTGCTCCATACATCTACTGGACCTGGCGCGCCGGTAGCGGCTCCGCGATCAATCAGGCGTGGGGAATCAACAAGTCCTCGGGTTCCTGGTCAACCGCAGGTCGGATCCCTGAGAGTGATACGACCGCTGACGGTGACTACTGCATCGAAGCAAACGTCGTCGGTGGCGTTCCGTACATCCACTACATCTCACCTCGCCGTGACGGCAACACGAAGTTCAACCACGAGCACGGGACGGTCACGGGAGCTGCGCGGACGGCTTGGACAAACCAGAACACCTACGATGACAACGCAGGTGGTGGTGGTCTGTATCACGCCGCGTTCAAGTGCACTCAGTACGATACCGGTTTCGCGTACATCGCGACCAAGTCGACCAACACGGCGAACCTCCTGTTCCGCATCGCGACTGACATCGACTGGGACGAAGGCACGGCGATCTACAACCAGACGATCTCCCAGACGATCCGGTTCAACCAGCAGCTCTCGACCCAGGGCTTCGTCATCCGTGAGGTCACCTCGGCTGCGGTGAACTTCATCCCTGGTGGTGGACGTCAGATCGTGAAGACGGCCGCTGGTGTGATCTGGCACGTGTACTACAGCGGCGGTTCGATCAAGACCTCGTACTCCTCGGACAACGGAACCACTTGGACGGTGGTGGCTGTCGGACCCACGTGGGTTCCCTTCGGGGCGTGCATGGCGATCGGCGCAGGTGATGCCCCGGTCCTCGTGCTCACCCGAGCCTCGAACGACGACTTCTACATCTACCAGTGGAACGGTAGCACGTGGGTCCTGAAGAAGCAGCTGAACTCTCCGCTGGCCGAGTCCGAGTCGATGCAGATCGTCTACACGGGCTCGATCTACATGCTCGTGTCAGGCTTCATCAACACCTCCAGTGACCGGCGCGTCTTCTCATGGACCTCCTCCAACTTGACCACGTGGACCTCGCTCCTGATCAAGGACGGTGACACGGCGGGTACCGGTCCTCAGAGGTATCGCCGCGTTGCGGCCTGCACGGACACCAACGGCTACGTGCACGCGGTCTACAGCATCCGCTCCGGTGGAACGCACAAGCTCTACTACCGGAAGTACACCGGTTCGTGGGGAACCGAGGAGCTGATCCACACCGCCTCGAGCGGCAACAACATCACGGACTTCCACACTGGCCTCTCGATCGCGATCGACGATCTCGGTCAGGTGCATGTCGCCTGCCGCGTCCGTGGAACGATCTACACCGGTCGGGTGAGGCTGGCGTACTTCAAGCGGACGACCGTCTGGGCGGCGGTTGAGTACGTCCACGACGATGTAGATGCGGACCAGGGTTACCCGTCGCTGTCGCTGAACCTCAGGACCGCGATCATTTGCTTCGCGTCCTCCGGGCTGGGACTCGGCGTAGTCCACGCTCGCCGTGGTTCAGACGGGACCTGGGCGAAGACGACGATCACCTCCAATACGCGGGACAACATCCAGACCGTCCACGGTCCGGGGTATGGATCTTCGCTGAACTACACCCGCGGTGTGGTCGGTTCGATGCGTGGTTCGGAGGAGTACTTCTACTCCACGGACATCATCTCGGGCAACGCAGCCGCGATGGAGAACACGATCAACTTCACCTCGATCCTGTCGACGCAGCAGCGCGTCATGTCGAACGGGATCACGTTCACCAGCTTGCTCTCTGCGATCCGTGGCATCGGTCTCCGGTCGACGATCCACTTCACTCAGCAGCTCAACTTCGCGAGGACAAAGGTCCTCACGCCTGGGGTGATCCACTTCACGCAACACTTGGAAGGAACGATCCACACCCCTATCACCCAGACGATCCACTTCACCCACGAGCTGCAGGGCAACAAGGATCCGGTCAAGGCTCTGTCTCACACGATCCACTTCACCTCGTCGTTGAACAGGGTGCTGGAAGCAGACATGGAGAACACCATCACGTTCTCCGGCGTCCTGTCCACGAGCGTCGTCAAGAACCTGACCATCACTCAGACCATCAACTTCGGGTCGGTGCTCGGGCTGAACTTCACCCTGCGGAAGCCGTTGACCGGCATCATCAACTTCATCGTCGGTCTCGTGGCGATGAAGGCCGACGAGGGCTGCGAACCGGCCTTCACCCCTGAGCGACCGATCGCGGACCCCAACGATCTCGACTTCGTCTACCTGATCGGTCCTCTCCCCGATCTGCAGCTCACGGTCCAGCTCAAGAAGCCGGAGTACGGGAACGCTAGAAGGCAGTCCCTGCAGGTCAAGGTCAACCGAACCCGTGGAGGTAAGCTTCGCCCGCACGCGCGTACCCCGACCTACGAACCGCAGCCGTTGACGTGGAACGAACTCTCGTACCTCAAGCTCGAGGAGGTCCGTAACTTCCTCAGGGTATGCAAGGGCAAGAAGATCTACTACATCGACGAGCGAGGTCGCAAGTGGGTCGGTTACTCGACCAGCTCCGACATCGACTTGGCGGACGAGGCGTTTGAGAAGGGCGGAACGTTCCAGATGGACTTCGAAGGGGTACTCACAGTATGACTAGGGTGACGGTGTGAGAACCGTATCTGCAGCCAACCTCGCCAAGGCGATGGCTGACGACGGGCACGAGTCTCAAATCCTGGTTGAGATCGATACCGGCTCCGGCCTGCTGACCTTCTCGGATCGCGACCTCGATGGTTGCGACGGCCGCATCATGGAGCTGGCGAACGTCAGCATGCAGATCGCGGAGAATTCGCCGGCAACGGCGGGTTCCATCTCCGTGAAGCTCAGCGACGAGGACAAGTACCTGCTTGACCTGATCGGAACTACGCGGCTCGAAGGTCGGACGGCGAGGGTGCTGCAGATCTTTGACGGAGTCGTCGAAGACCCCATCGAGCTGATGGTCGGGCGGGTAGGAAGCCCACTGGTCTGGAACGAAGAGGACCGGACGTTCGAGTTCGACATCGTGGCGTTTTACGAATCGAACTCGGACACCGAGGTCCCGTTCGCTCCTGACGAGGACTCGGGTCTACAGGAGTTCGCGTGGAACAAGCCGTGGCCTCGGTGCTACGGTACGCCGGTCGATGCGCCAGCGGTCCTCGTGGTGGATGCCCCGAAAGGCACGCTGATCTACGAGCTCCAGCCCACCTACGATCACGTCGACATCGAGGTTGCGGACGACGTGGAGTTCCCTCTGAACGAAGAGGTGCTCGTCGAGATCGGGAACGAGTACATCACCGGGACGTTCACCGTCCTGTCGCTCGACCCCACCGTGGTCCTTCGCTTCCACATCCGCACCCGCAACGAGAGCAAGGGTCAGGTTCACTCCAAGCTCCGAAGCGAGCTGACCACCATCGAGCAGGACCCCAACAACTACAACTCGTGGGAGTCTGATCCGCGCTACGCGGCATGGGATACGCAGGGCAAGATCCTTGCGGGCAACTGGCTCTACCTCCTCAACTTCGACTCTGCCTCAGAGGGTGGTATCCTCTCGGGCATCAACATCCCTGGATCCGGTACAATCTACGGGTCGTTCACGGTCCCCAGCTTCGTGGGCAACAAGAACTACATCCTGTACCAGAAGGGTGATGCTACCCGTGGCCAGTTCCCTTGGATCGTTCCCTCTGGACTGTATTACGTCACCAGTGGGGCCATTGCAGATATCCGTGGCGTGCACGATGTCAACGAGACCCTCTGGCCAGCTGGGACTCAGATTCGCCTGGTCACCGACGTGGTCTACGTCGCCAACGACGTTCCGAGCCAGTCTGTGCTACGCGTTCGGGCCTGGCGCGAGGTTCAGCTGGATGCTCGTGGAGGGAGGACGCGGGAGCTGGTAGTCGTCCCCAGCTCGTGGTACACCGTCAACCTGAACGACACGGTGGCCGGTAGGTCGTGTACGACGATCACGCTCGAGAAGCCGCTGTCTGCCCGGGGAACGGGATGGCAGGACGATCTGTACGTCACCCTCGTGACGACGGTAGGGTCGAACGTCGCCGACATCATCGAAGACCTGATGACCGAAGCCGGCATCGCGGTTGACGCCACCTCGTTTGACAACGTAGCCACCGAGTGTGAGAAGTACCCGATGAACTTCTCGTTCACCCAGCAGCGTGACGCGCTTGCGGTGGCCGCGGAGATCGCGTTCCAGGGTCGCTGCGCGCTGTCCGTACTGGGAGCCACCGCGTACCTGAAGTACCTCTCGCTCGCTCCCACCTCGGTGGACTTCACCTACAACGAGGACACCACCCTCGAAGGAACGGTCCAGGTCACCTCCACCGAGACCACTAACATCTCCAACGATCTCTGGGTAACGTGGCATCGGCGTGGTAGCCAGCAGCACCCGGAACGGTTGCACTACAAGAGCGTCGTGTCGATCCTCGCGTACGGGCGGAAGAAGAAGGACCTCGAGATCTGGGTCTACCGCCACCGGAGGCTCGTTCAGAAGACCGCGCAGTTCTGGTTCAACCGCTGGTCGAACGCGTGGCGGAAGCTGCGTGTCATCGGTGACACCGATGCGATCGCGATGACGGTGTACGACGATGTGAAGTCGACGCTGTCGGAACTCGTTACGGACGCGATGATCGAGCAGCTCGAGCACGACACGGAAGAGAATCAGATCACCGCGCTTCTGTGGACCCCGGTCGTTGTGGGAAACAGCACCCCTTCCAACCTCGCCTACCTCGAAGACGATGACGATGAGGCTCCAGCCGATATCATCATCACTGACGACTACTACGTCGCTGAGATCATCGAGGTCTCGGCACTCGACCTCGGTCTCTCGGAGAAGGAGACGCACCTCGGTGTAGCGGTCACCTCCGAGACGCCGGCTGGTTCGATCGGTGGCGTCTTCAACGCCAAGCTCTACCGGAGCAACAACGTCGATGGCGAGGTCTATCTCGACGACGTGAGGGTCCAGAACATCTCAGGCACGCCGATCGTCGAGGGCGATCAGGTCATCATCCACCGCGCGGAGGACGGGACGTTCTACGCGACCAAGGGTTCGGGAAGCGGAACCACCACCGCTCGAGGTGGGACGCAGTTCGGTGTGATGGCGGTGGACGAGGACGGTGATCCGACCGGCTTCGATGACGCCATCGATCCGAACGATGTCCGGTGGAATACCGCCTTGACCGTGGATCAGGAGAGCAAGTACGTCACCTGGAAAAGCGAGAACGCACCGTCGGACTCGGGCATCGACTACGACTACCGTGGCGCGTTCCTCGCTGGGATCCTCGCAGATCCCAACACCGGTCACTGGCCCGACACCTTCAAGAAGCCTAACCACCCGACCTTCTCTAATGAGTCCAAGTACGCCTACCTCATGCCTCACTACGCGGGATACTGGACCGGGACGAACCACGACGTCTACGTATCTCCTGACCAGAACAAGGACCACTACGTGAGCATGGAGCTGTTCCAAGTCGGATCAGCCTTTAGCTCGTCGACTGGAAACCGGATTGGTCGGAAGATCGGATCTTCAAAGGTCTTTGCCGGTCAGGTTCTCCCGGTCTACCTCGCCAATGACGGTACCGCGTGGGTGCTCCCGATCGACAACCCGTACGGGCTCGCGATCGTGACTCAAGACTCCGCGGACAAGGACAACATCCCTGCCAAGCTGTACAAGGACTCGGCCTTCACGGAGAGCCTCGCAGAGGTGATCACCGTCAAGACGCCGCGTCTGCAATCCACCGCCAAGATCTCGGCCGGGACGATCCTGGTCGTCATGCGAGTTGCGGACTCGTGGTGCGGCTACCTGCCGCTCATCCGTCCGCGAGTCCCGGCATGAGGTTTCTCGAGCTCGACCCGTATACCGGAACTGGCGTTCTGGTCTTCGACTGCCCGTGTAAGAACGGGTCGAGGGTCCGGTTGCCTACGGACAGGTGGATCGTTGAGAATTGGCCGGGAGACAACGTCACCATTCGCCCGTCGGTCGATCTCCGACCGAACCACGGGTGTCACTTCACTGTGACGAACGGTGAGGTCAACGTACAACCATGACGGTTCATGTGACCAAGGAGAGGTACGTCGACGAACCCGGGCATCTGCTCGGGATGCGGGAAGACGAGCCGCTCCACATCCCTGACGAGCTCTCGTTCTATCAGGCGACTGGTAGGCGACTGATCGCTGAGGACTTCTACCAGTACTTCGAGAACACGCCGTTCAATCTGTTCAGCGGTCCCGGACCTGCGGTCATTGGTGGGTTCACGTGGTCGAACCTCTGGGTCGATAACATCGCCACGATCGACCTCACCCCGTTCTTCACGCAGGCGCAGATCATCGGTTCGGAGGTCGTGTACAACGCATGGCGCATCCGAGGGATGTGGCGTTCGGGGTACATGATCGCGTACTACGGGACTAACCCCAATGTGGGGTTCACACCCAGCATCAGCACGATTGGGCACGGTGCACAGAACTTCACGCCGGTAGGTAACGGCTTCGCACTGGGACTGAACTCCACCAACCTGATCGTCAAGGTCGGGAACCAGTACTTCTGGACCGGTGGTAATCAGGACATCTACTTCCCCATCAACTTTCAGATCGAGCTCGGATACGGCAACCCTTTCGATGGTATGTCGAACCCTGCTGCAACCTTGAACTGGCCTGCGTATACGTCCGGACTAGGAACAGACCTGTTGGGCTATAGGGCTTGGAACCCGAACTACGCGTGCTTCAATGGACTGGCAAACGCCCCGAACGTGATCGCTCAGGGTGGTTGCCCATTTACAGGACAAGGCGGATACGTCCCACCGGATCCGCCGCCCGACCTATGAGATCTTTCATCGTCTGCGGTCCCCAGAGCAGTGGCAACAGACTCGTAGCGGCGATCCTAACCCGCGCCGGACTCAGTGGTTCGGGGAGCACGGACCAACCAACGGACTACAACATCAACTACTCGAAGGAGTGGGTGATCATCAACCACTGGAACCGGATCCGCGAGTGGATCGCGTACTTCAACGCCAATGGTCATCAGGTAACGATGCTGATCCCCATCAGGGAAGCCCACGCCTGCGCGTCGTCGATGGTGAAGACCGGGCATGCGTCGAGCTACGAGTCGGCGCTCAAGCACATCAACACCGTGGTGGCCGCGAACCTCTCGCTGGCTCTCATCATGGGAATGCGGGTCGAGCTGATCCCCTACTCGTCGCTGAGCACACCCGGGATGGTGAAGCAGTTCCTCATCAGACACGGTCTTCGCAACGATAACTTGGAGGAGCCGTTGCCCTTGGTTGGGCAGATCGCGCCACCGCAACCGGAGAACCTCGACAAGAAGCATTACGCGGAGGCTTAGATGCCGGCTCCCAGTCACATCATCACTGTCGACACCACTGAGTTCGGGGTGTTGAGCGTCGACGCTCGAGAGATCCTCGCGATCGCGAAGAACAAGAACGGTGCGGCGATCGTGGTGATCAAGACGAGGCCGGAGAAGCGGTACGACACGAACGAGACCTACGACGCGGTCCTAGCCAAATGGAAGGCGGCTACGATATGAGCAGGGTGAACCTCCCGGGTTGCAGCAACTGCGACGGTCTTCGTCGAGACGAGGACGGGACGATCTGGCTGACGAAAGCCAACAAGCAGGTGGAAGCCTACCTCGATCGTTCGATGATCAGGCTTCGGCCTGGGACCCGACGCTGGCGGCAGATCGAGCCGGGAGAACGCATGAGCCTCGCGATCGAGCAGTACAAGAACGCCCACGACGGGATGATCGGTCTGATGCTCGGGAAGGGACCGAGCCTCGACAACTTCCTCGTCGAGCAGAAGCGTCACCGCTGGCACGTCGTCCCGATCGGGATCAACGAGGCGGGGCTGATGTACCCCTGCAAGTACGTCTTCGCGCTGGACGAGGGTCCGCTGCTCTCGCTCGCGAAGAGTGGGACGAAGGCGATCGCCTGCGTGGAGCCGAAGCAGTCTCACCAGCCGTTCGCCAATCTGGCGATCTGGGAGTGGGGTATCCACGCTTCACCGGGGTACGAGACCGCACCGGTGGCGCTTGAGATCGCGGCCGGCGTCTTCGGCATCAAGACGTTCGTCATGGTCGGGTTCGACGGTTACGACTCGGGCAAGGACGACTACGCGAAGAGTCTGGCCATACCTCCGCGTCCCAACTCCGAGGGGAACTACGCCACGGTCAACAAGAACATCGACCGCGCAGCGTTGATCCACAACCTGAACCTCGTGTGGTGGCACCGGGGCGGGAGCGCTGGCAACTTGGAGGGTCGCACTCGGCTCGCCAAACCCCGGGCCACCGGGACAACTGCTACGACTTGAGAACTGCAGCTACGACTTGAACGCCTTCTTGACCTCGGCTCGATAGGACTTGAGCTTCTTCAAGTCCTGCGAGCCGGGGGACAGCATCGCGATGTTGAGCCAGGCCGTGGGCGACATGTCGCCGTAGTGCTCCGTCTCGTACTTGCAGGCGACCTCGACGCGGTGCAACCACTTCACCCGCTTCGAGATGCCGGGACCATCGAGCTTCTCGATCGTGTCCTTCATGAGACCGATCTTCTCGATCTTCACGCCGCTACGCTCGAGGATCGGGATGCATCCCTCGAACCGCTCGAGCAGCTTCTTGCGGTTCATTTGCCTGCCGCCTTCTCGAGCTTCTCGAGCATGAGCTCGGCCTCGTGGTAGCGGCCGGAGTCCCACAGCCTGCAGAACTCCATGTACTTGCCCTGACGAACCTCCTTGGGGAGGTCGAAGAACCGGTACGCCAGCTTGGCGTTGGTCTTCAACAGGTCGCTACTTGCCACGCTGCACCTCGATGATCTTCATGACCTTGCGGGCCGCCAGCTCGTCGTCATCGTTCATTGCCTTGATGAACTCCTCGACCTGCTCTTCCGACACCTTGCCCAAGGCGCGGAACCTCACGAGCATGTCGATGCGACGGCGGTACTTCTGGAACGAATCACGCAGCTCGACCTCGAGCGTTGCGAGGTCGGCCTTCTTCTTCGCCATGTCAGACCTCCAGCTGTGACAGTAGTGCGTCCTCGACTCTCAGATCGGGACGCCGCTTCAGGAACCGGGGATGCCACAGCTTTCCATCCTCGGTTACGTCGGATGAGGCAACCTCAACGACGGTATGTACTGGCCAAGCGAGGGGACTACGTTCGCTCATGCCGAAGCCCGTACCAGCGGCTCCGACCGGCTTCAGAATTCCTCTACTGTCAAGCATGCCGAGCCAGAGACTCCCCATCTTTCCCAGCATCTGACCCGTCTTGCCTTCCTTGCCGGCGTTGTAGCCGGTGACCACCGCGATATACTTCTTGAACCGCTTGACCTTCAGCCAGGACTTGGATCGCTTGCCGTCCTGGTAGTAGTGGTTCGGCTCCTTGAGCATCAAACCTTCGCGAGCCCACGGTTGCGTCCACAGAATGCGCGCAGGACCGGGGAACACCATGTCCACCTCGTCCTTGTACTTCTCCATGAAGCCGAACATGACGAGCTGCAGGGTCTGCCGTCGCCTCTCGAAGGTCAGGTAGCGCGTGTCCCTGCCGTTGTTCATCAGCAGATCGAACGCGGTGAACTTCAGCGGCTCGGTAGCGATCTGACGCTTGAGTGACTCAGCGGTGTGGCAGCCGAGGATCTCCATCGTGGTCCGCGAGTTCTTGCCCCACGTGACCTCGCCGTCGATCACGGTGGTCCCCTCTACGAGGCCATCGCTCCGCGTCCAGGCGAGGTGCGTCGCCTTGTCGGCGTACTCCCCGGTGTGCTTGCCCTTCACACGGGTCAGCGCCCGCGTGTAGTTGCAGTTCTTCTCCAGGTAGAGAACCACGCGAACGCCGTCGAGCTTGATCTCGGCGTCCCACTGGAACTGCTGCTCGGTGAACTTAGGTTTCAGGTCGTCGTCCACCTCGTAGTCCAACGTGGTCGCCAGCATTGGTGCGTAGTTCATTCCATGCTCGCATCTACGACGAAGTCGCCGTTGGCCCACTTCTCGATGATGAACCGGGTCTGTGGGCGAAGGTCCGGTTCGTCAGAGCACTCCCAGATCACGAGGCACTGGGCGATGAACGCCACAGGTCCACCGTTCTTCGTCTTGCCGAAGCGGTCGCCCTTGATCTGACAGGTCGCCTCAGCGTGGTTCAGCTCGTGCTTGCGTACCCCGGCGATGCACCAGCGGGCGCAGGTGTCACCGTCGTAGGACTGCTTCTCGAGCAGGATGAGGTAGCGGTTCACGGCTTGCGGTTCCGGATCGTGTACTTCTCCCCGCACTTGCACGTCCCGGTGAACTCGTCGTTCAGGACGCAGGCGTGCGTCAAGTTGATCCACTGGTCGCAGAGCGTGGAGTACTCGTTGTTCACGAAGATCTCGCGGTTGTTCTTCAGCATCAGCATGGAACCCATGACGGGCTGGAACTTGCCCTCGGCGTTACGCATCTTGTGGGTGAACGGTGAGACACCCATGACCATGTCGAAGTCGAACGTGGTCTTGGTCATGCTCTCGCCATCCGTGCTGACGATGAACACCTCGATCAGCGGCTTGCCGTTGCTCATTTCATCTCACTCCAGTCCTTCATGCTCTGCTTCCACGAGATGCGCAGAAGCGGAACGGTTGCCCTATAGCGAGACACGGCTTCCTGTACCGCGTCCTCAACTGCTTGAGCGATGTTAGCGTGGACGACCAGCAGTTCATCGTGGACCTGCATGACGCGGACGATCCACGGGTGGATGCCACACGGTTGGATGTCCCAGACCCGGCGCTGCGTACCCTTCGTGATTCTGGCGCCCGTGGACTGGATCTCGTGGTTCAAGGCGGCTCGCATGTTCGAACCTTGGATGCCGAACGCGGCTGCGTAGAGCGCGGTCTGACAAGCTCCGGTAGCGGTCTGCGTCCTGTCGCGCCGCTTGACCTGGAACTTACCTAGATCAGCGAAAACCGGCGGCATGTCTTGCGCCAGGTTGAACAACGCCTCAGTGATCTGGTTCTCGAGCGTGAAGTAGCGGCGGTCACCGAGTAGACTGTTCACGTACTCTGCGGGCTTGTGCCAGATCACCCGGGTACCGAGTCCATGCGGCTGCCGCATCGAGCAGAACTCCATCGCTCGCTTCTCTCGGTACGCCATCATCTGAGGGTAACGCTGAGAGATGCGGGTGAAGAACTGCGTTATCTCCGCTTCCTGTTTGTCAAGAACCGTAGAGAGCTTACCAGCCTGTGCGCCATACGAGAAGGCGAGGTACCCCTTCTTAGCGCGGTCATAAAGGCTACCAGCAGCCTTGTTCGCAACGACGACCGAGTAGTCGAGCTCGAATGCCATCTCCCCGAAGAGACCGTGGATCTTCTTGCCTGAGGTGAGGTCTCGTCGGAGTGCTGGGTCATTGTAGGCTGCGTCTCCTATGAAGGGTTCGAAGGAGTCGAAGTCTCCACCGGAGAAGTCTTCACCTGGGAAACCATATAGAAAGACGGCCCGCATGGGTCCCCAGTTATCAATGCCATGTGCATTGAGGCCACCAGCTCCAGACATCCGAGCGGATTTAGCCCCAAGGACTTTGAAGTCCGGATGAAAGCTGCCAACTCGCCATAGCTTACCGGCAAGATTAGCTCGCTTCTCCGCAGTTCGGGCAGCAATGACTCCTGCAGCGAATTGCGCAGCTCGATGGTCTCCCACGATTGCAGTACCATCATCCAGAGATCCCGTGTGCGATCCGTCATTGTTCCAATGCACAACCTGCTCAAGTGTCTCTGCCTTTGTATCTTGGACGACCAGTTTCTCGACGTCAGACAGAAGGGGCATGAGCCCGGCCTTGACCTGCGTTGGAGAGCGTACAGCACTTCGAGCCAGGTCAATCTGGGACTTGTAGAGAGCGAGGGCTCGGTCTCGATCAAGGTTGAAGCCTCGCCACCGTGTTGCAGCAACTTGGCAAGCCAGGATGGAGTCGTCGTCTCCGGCTGGTGGTCGTCCCCAGTGGAACCACAGTCGCCGGAGGTGTTCGACGTCTTCTGTGGCATACTCTTGCGCCTTCTTGTTGGTGTACCAGTAGTCGATCAAGCCGGGAAGTTTCTCCGGCCACTGACGCTTGGCGGACCAGGGGAAGTACTGCGTCTTCTTGTCGTCCGTAGTCTTGAGTTCGTCGGGGAGCGGGAAGTCGATGGTCTCGATACCGAAGATGTGTTGGATCAGCGGCTTCAGAGCGGCGGTGGCTCCGAAGGCCAGTACAATGTCTGGAAAGTCGGGGTCCTTCTTGTCGTCCACGTACCAGTCTTTGCCGTACTTGAAGTGGATCTTATCGAGCGAGACAAGGCGCGCAAGCTCTTCGCAGAGAAGAGGGGCGAGTAGCTTAGGTACACGGCGTATAGCAATGGGATCTCGGTCCATAAGCACCTGCATGGGCCCGCGAAGTGCGTGCAGGTAGAGGTCAAGAGCTGAGGCGGGCTTGAGACAGAGAGCTTCTCGGGAGCCGCGGAGTTCATTGGCTCGCCACTCTGCCACTGTCGGAGGATCGCTGAGATCCTTGAAGTGTCGGAAGACATTGTAGTCCTTGTTCGCCATGAACCAGTCGAACGTCAGGTTGAAGCCGCAGATCTCCGAGTTGGTGAAGTCCTCCAGCAGTTGCAGGGTCTCACGAACCGGCCGTCGCCACACGTGGTGGATCTGGATCGGGTCGTTGTCGATCGCGTGCTGCCAGATTACGGCGGGTCCTACGAACCCAGCGGTCTCGGAGTCGAGGAACCTCACGGTGTGACCAACCTCACCATCTCAATTGGGAACTTCGCGGTATCCAAGACACCGCGTCGGTTGAACCATTGGCACGTGACGAACTTCACGGTCTTCTTGTTTACCGACATTAACGGGCCACCGCTCACCAACTGGACCACGTCTCCCTTCTTGAGATCCTCGGGTTCGCGCTCTGCAGCGGCTGGAACAGCAACGCGAGCTGCGTGCTCAGCGATGCGTCGGTCCCTGTCAGGATCACTCATCTCACATCCACCCCACACTTAGGACACTTCTCACCGCGGAAAACACCGCCGTGACTACATGGCGTCTTCCTTACGATGGTCCCACCCGGCGTGGAGATCCAATGGTCACGGTGATCCTCCAGCCACTTGTGGACGCCGACCATGTGGTTGTAGGCGAGCGCCTCCATCGTGACCGATAGCTTCTCATTGCACACTGTGCAGATGAGAACGATCCCGATGTCGGGAGACGCGAGCACGTTGTAGGTCTTGAACTCGTTACTCATAGTGCTGCAATCCTCTTGCGCAGATCGTCATACGCGGACTCGGCGTAGCGGCCGGCCTGACCCTCGAGACCAGCGTCGTGCGCGATCATCATCTCGAGCTCGGTCCGACAAGCGAGCAGTTGGACCTCTCGATCGAGAGCTCGTTGCCGTTCTTCGGTCTGTTCCTCCACCGTTCGCTTGTAGGTGAGGACGTACTCGCCCATCCAGCCGGCGGCGGTCTTCATGCCCTCGGCGGCTGAGCACATCCGGGATGCGGCGGAGCGCATCCCTTCGACGTCGATGTAGTTGCTCATTTGAGGCCGAGCTCCGTCAGACGGTCCTTGACGATGCGGTACTGCTCGAGCCAGTACTTGCTGGCCATGTCCCGCATCTGGTGGAACAGCGGGTGGCTATCCGATCGCATGAACCGGATAGCCTCGCAGTTGACGTGGCCAGGAACCTGGCCCTTGGAGTAGGAGAGGAACCAGGTGTCCGACTCCTCGAGATCGCGCAGGACGATGTTGATCTTGTCCCGCTTCTCGATGAGCTTCATCACCTCAGGGATGTCCCTCTCCTTCATTGGTAGTCCCACCTGTGCATCTCAGCAATGAGCTTCCCGAAGTGCTGCTCGATCGCGTGGTGATCGATGAGGACCTCGCAATTCTTAGACCCCTGGAGTTGGAACGTCCGTGGGTTGAAGTTCCGCAGCGAGTCGAACGTCTCGAACTTGATGCCGTTCTCATCGCGCCACGGTGTACGGAAGACCTCGCCCTGATCTTTGGTGGCGAAGATCACGTAGACCGCCTTACCCGCTTTCGCGAGTCGGTCGGCTTCGTCCAGCATGCGGAAGGTCCTACCGCTCCGTCGCGGAGGCAGGACCTTGATCATCGGTCGACTGAACTTGCTGACGCAGTCCTCGTGCGGGCAAGCGTCGCGACCATACAGATGGTGATGTTCGCTCACTTGCGCCACATCACGTAGTGGTCCTGGTGATCCCGGTGGATCTGCGCCTCCCACTCGGGGTGCTCGCGGAGGAACCGGTCGGCGCCGTCCTTGATGCCCGGGAGCTTGAGGTCGTCCACGATGATGCAGTGGGAAGCGAAGGGCGCGACCAGGCAGAGGTCGTGGTACGCGGCCCACTCGCTGTGCTCACCGTCGACGTGGACGAGGTCGAACATCCCGGCCAGCGGGAGCTCGGTGAGGGTGTTCGTGTCGAACTTCATCGCGGTGATGTCCAGGACGGGGATGCCCTGGTCGATGCAGAACGCCACCACTCGGCGGCGGGCTTCCTCGACCGGGATCTTGTACAGCTCCGAGTCGATGAGTACCATCCGCTTGATGCCGGCGAAGCCCGCGAGGACGGCCATCGCCGACCACCCGTACATCACGCCGATCTCGAGGAACGAACGCGGGCGGACGAGAGCCGACCACGTCATGTAGTGCTCGTAGTAGTTCTCGCGCGGCGGCCACGCGAACTTGCCCGGGTTGTCGTCCCAGTACGGCTTCATCTTGACAGCGAGATCGGTCCTCATATGACTCCTGCGTGGGTTGGCCACCAGTAGTTGCAGCCTACGCAGCAATACGTGGCGGGTCTGTTGACTATGTCACCCCACTTCGCATAGACGGTGGGGTTCTTGTGGTAGAGAGCACGGATATGGGAGAGGTGGAGACGCTGATCGCCGAGCCACGGCGGATCTTCGCGGCGGCTGTAGTGCTCCCCGGCGATCATGAACCAGTCGGGAATGTGGTGGACGAAGAAGGCTTCGGTCCGAGTTCCCCAACGAACATGGCGTTCGTCGCTCATGATCTTGCCGTAGATCGCCAGGTGGCCGGGGTACGGTCGCCACATGTCGAAGGCCGGCTGACCGATCTGTTTCTTGTCGAGGATGGCCTCGAGGATGATGCGCGCCTCACCGACCTGGGCAAGTAGCCGCTGATCGTCGAGCGCCTTCGCACAAACGGTGAAGACTCGGGAGGGGAGGAATGTGATCACGTGTTCTCCGCCAGGTGTTCCCCGATGTGGTCGTGAACCTTCTTGAGGAGAGCTGTGTTCAGGCGCTTGAACGGTGGAACCGTGAGGTTCTTCTGCTTCTCGCCCGGCCACCACGTCAGGACGAACCGGTGGATGCAGTCCTTCATTGGACACCGCATCACGAGCCTCACCGACCCGCCCGCTCCGAAGGATACGTTCGCCACTCACGTAGTTCCTTGGCGCATTATGCCGCCTGCTTCAGCGCGCTGGTGACGTGCTTGATCGTGAGACCCGACATGTGGCGCTTGGTCAGCAGCCGTTCGAGGACGAGGATGTCGGTGCCGAGGTTCAGGATGTCGATGATCGTCGCGCCGAGTTCCATGTCCATTCCAATTCGATGAATACGGTCTTCCCCTTGCTCGCGACTCTCGCCCTCGAAATCGTTACTGAAGAAGATCGCACAGACTGCGGCAGTAAGAGTGAGTGCCATCGCCCCTTTCTTGGGGTGAGCGACGTAAGCAACCTTCGGAGGGAAACCCTTGCGGTTCTGGAAAGCTGCGTAGGCAGATTGAAAGTCACGACCATCCCACGTCTCGAGGGACTTACCGTCATACTTCCAGACCAACCATCCTTCCTCTTCGCAGACCGCCTTGATTCGGTTGATCGACGCGGTATACGCGGCGTAGATGATGACACGCCCTTGCTCCGAGTACTCGTCAAGGAGCTGGCGGAGAACCGCTTCCTTCGCCCCACCCGCGTACTTCGGCTCATGGGTCTCCTTGTCGTAGAGGAAGCCGTCGCTCAGTTGGCGGAGGCGGTTCAGCGCATCGAGCGCGTTCTCCGAGTTCATCGCGATCATCTCGGCAGCGCGGATCAGGTCCGGCGGTACGTCGCACTGGATCCTGCGGTAGATCTTCGCGGGAAGATCCGGCTTCTCGACCTTCAGGACGAGGCCGTCTAGCCGCTTCGAAAGGAGACCGACCTCGTCCGCGACCTTGCCAGTTCCCTTGCAGTAGTCGCAGTTCTCGGAGTCGAACTCCTTCATCAGCATCTGTTCCATCTGACCACGCTTGTTGACGTTGATCAGTTCCTCTACCTCACGCTTCTTCTCCTCGGACATCTGCACGCCCGACTCGAGCGCCAACTTGTGCATGCTCTCGAGTTCCTTCCGGATCCCCTCGAGCTGGTTCTCAGCGGCGGTGCGCTTCTCCTTGCAGGACACACAGTCGCTTCCATCCTTCCACTGCACATGGTGCGGATACTTGCCATGCATCCCCAACCTTTCCTCAGTGACGGCCAGTCGCTTGCGTTCCGCGTACCAGGAAGGTTCCTTCAGGTAACCGGGACGCGCGATCTCACACGGCATCCACCAGTCGACCGGCTCGTTGGGGTCCGGGGTTCCGGACATCTCGATCAGGAACTCCTCGCCCTTCCAGAAGGCTTCCATGTTCTGGGAGAGGTAGAGCGCAGCCTCCGATCGTTGGGTCTTGTGACCCTTCACGCGGGAGCACTCGTCCATGATCACACGGCGGGGAGGAGGAGTTCCTTCCTTCCACGTGGACATCTCACGCTTCAGCCCGTCATACGTGATGAGCTTGGGCTTGATGAGGAGCTTGTGCTTCCGGAAGTCTGCGATCACGGCTTGGATGCCTGAGTCCGGAGCGATGTACCAGGGTATATCACCCTGATCGGTCAGCTCCATGAACTCCATGGCCACGAGCGTCTTTCCAGTTCCGGGCTTACCTGCCAGGATGGAGCGCTTGCGAGTGATCACGTGGGAGAGCATGACCATCTGGTGCTTACCCAGACAGAAGAGGCAGCCGCACTCCGGGCACGGGCCGTTCGGGTGCATCTTGTGGCCGCAGGGTTCGGGGCGGTTCGGCTTCACGTACGGGAGAGGCGCATCGTACGCGGCGAACACAGGCTTGCCAAGCATGAAGCCCAGCGCGAACTTGTTGCGCATCGAGCGCTTCACAGTCCAGGTGCGCTTGCTGGGATTCCAGCGGGCACCCTCGAGGTTCTTCACCTCATCGAGCAGACCGCGATTATAGGCGAACGTCAACTCCCAGTTCTCTCCAGACTCCTCGATCTGGCAGGGAACTAGGAAGCCGCCAGCCTTCAGCTTCACAACTGGCATGCGACCCTCCAACTACGCGAGCCACCCGGCCTTTCGACCGGGTGGCTGCTGCCTG